AATTTTTTTGTTGTGGTATATAGTGCGGAACGGTGTAATGCCTGCGGAAGAAAATATGACTCTAGTTGTAGAGCCGGAGCTTGGGGTACCATTTTCACCCAATGTTCCGCACATAGACCTTAAAGAGCGTGCAAAATACGCCGCTAACACGACTGAAAAATTGTCGGAGCATGGTCTCGACGCCAAACCTACCAAAGAAGATAAGGATACAGCCGCTAAATTAGCCCTGTCCTACGCAGAAGACCCCCAAAAAACATCAAAGAAGGTTACCACAAAGCGAGCGGCTACTTTAACCCCTGCCTCCCTTCTTATGACGAACAGTATATTACAGGAATTTGGGCAGTCTGTAGCGGAAAACGCGGTCCAGATACGTCATTTGGTCACAAATAAGCTGGTTTTAGAGGCAGATAACCCCGATGCGCGGGTACGCATACGTGCATTAGAGCTACTCGGTAAGATATCTGATGTGGGGTTATTTGCGGAGAAATCCGAAGTTACTATAACGCATCAGTCTACCGACGATTTGAGAGATAAATTGCGTGCTAAACTCGCTAAACTTGTTAACCCGGAGCCTGAATATACGGATGTCACTATGGATGGAGAGGTAATCAACATAGACGAGGAGCTTGGGTTATCTGAATACGAAGATGAAGAAGATGAAGAAGATGAAGGAGAAACACCTTCGTGAAGAATGAATAGTGCTCATGCCTGAACTAGATTTCACGGGAGAGGAGATAGAACACCTTCTTAGTAATCTAGAGGATTACACCTCGGATGAACTAGCGGAGATAGATGTTCTTGTAGACGAGTTATCCACGCGGGATCACAACCAGAAAGCCCATGATGATCTAATCGAGTTCTGTAAACAGATGCAGTCAGATTATATTGTTGGCAAACATCACCGTATGTTGGGTGATATGCTCATGGGCATTGAGCGAGGGGATAAGGATCGTATATGTGTTAATATCCCCCCACGTCATGGTAAGTCGCAGTTGGTTTCTATCTTCTTCCCCGCGTGGTTCTTGGGACGTAACCCGAATAAGAAAGTTATGATGGTGTCCCATACTACCGATCTCGCGGTAGATTTTGGGCGTAAAGTACGTAATCTTATCGCCACCGATGCGTATAGGGCTATCTTCCCAACCGTGGCCCTCGCAGTGGATTCTAAGTCTGCCGGTAGGTGGAATACGGATGTTGGAGGAGAATACTACGCATGTGGTATCGGGTCGTCTATCGCTGGTCGTGGTGCCGATCTTCTTCTTATTGATGACCCGCATTCAGAACAGGATGTCATTAATGGTAACTTCGGGGTCTTTGAGAAGGCTTATGAGTGGTTTACTTATGGTGCTCGTACTCGTTTGATGCCGGGTGGTCGTGTAGCGATTATCCAAACCAGATGGCACATGGACGATCTTACAGGCCGCGTTGTAAACGATATGGCTCATAATGAGCTGGCTGATCAGTACGACATAGTTGAGTTCCCCGCTATACTTGAAGTACCCAACAAGAAGGGTTCGGGTTACACCGAAAAGCCTTTATGGCCGGAGTTCTTTGATCTGGACGCGCTCCTGCGTACTAAAGCGTCTATGCCCGCGTTTCAGTGGAACGCGCAGTATCAACAGGAACCCACGGCGGAAGAAGCGTCTATTGTCAAGCGGGATTGGTGGCAGCAGTGGGGAGATAAAGAGGCCCCTCCGTGCGAGTATATTATTATGTCTCTCGATGCCGCAGCGGAATCACACAACCGTGCCGATTTCACGGCGCTTACTACATGGGGGGTCTTCTTAAATGAAGAGACTGGCGCTCACAATATAATACTGTTAAATAGTATTAAGAAGCGAATGGAGTTCCCTGAATTAAAAGCTATGGCATTGGAAGAGTATGAATCGTGGGAGCCAGATTCTTTCATAGTTGAGAAGAAGAGTTCTGGCACAGCTTTGTATCAGGAGATGCGTAGGATGGGGCTTCCTGTACAAGAATACACACCTCATAGAGGGTCGGGGGATAAACTTGCTCGATTAAACTCTGTTGCTGATATTGTAGCTTCGGAGTTAGTATGGATACCATCTACTCGTTGGGCAGAAGCACTTGTGGAAGAAATTGCAGGGTTCCCGTTTATGAGCCATGATGATCTGGTTGACTCGACTGTGATGGCTCTTATGAGATTTAGACAAGGCGGGTTTATACGGTTACCCTCGGATGAAGCAGAACCCATACAGTATTTTAAACACCGTCAGGGCGGCTATTATTAGGATATATCATGGCTATTGAAAAAGGAATGTATTCTGCCCCTATGGGTCTCGATGAAGGTATCGAAGAAGGTATGGGCGAAGGACTTGAGATTGAAATTGTCAACCCGGATATGGTTACTCTGGATGATGGCAGCGTTGAAGTAACTTTAATACCCGGTACTAAAGAGGGTGATAGCGATGCTTTTGACGCTAATATAGCAGAGTCTCTAGACGAAGATGTTTTGGATAAACTCTCTGACGAACTTGTAGGGATGGTTGACGCTGATATTGATTCTCGTAAGGATTGGGCAGATACATTTGTCAAAGGACTTGATGTCCTTGGGTTCAAGTACGAAGAAAGGTCGGACCCGTGGGAGGGTGCGTGCGGCGTGTATTCTACGGTACTTGCGGAAGCGGCTATCCGCTTTCAAGCGGAGACTATGAGTGAAACGTTTCCTTCAGGAGGTCCAGTAAAGACTAAGATACTTGGTGAAGAAACCAAAGAGAAGGAAGAATCCGCTGCTCGCGTAAAGGCGGATATGAACTACGAGCTTACGGAACGTATGGTCGAGTACCGTCCAGAGCATGAGCGCTTGCTCTATAGTCTGGGACTTTCGGGGTCTGCCTTTAAGAAGGTATATTATGACCCTAATAAAGATCGGCAAACAGCCGTGTATATACCCGCCGAAGATGTAATTGTTCCTTACGGTGCATCCCATATAGAGAGCGCGGAACGTGTTACACATGTAATGCGTAAGACTAAAAATGACCTAAAGAAGCTCCAAGTAAGTGGTTTCTACCGGGACACAGAACTAGAAGACCCGCAACCGTTTCATACAGATATAGAAGAACGAAAAGCTGAAGAAGGCGGCTATTCTATAACGGATGATGATCGTTATGCTATATACGAGATACACGCTGATCTTGTTATAGAAGGCATAGATGACTCTGATGATGAGATAGCTAGACCGTATGTTGTTACTATCGAGCGCGGTACTAATGACGTATTAGCTATACGCAGGAATTGGAACCCTGATGATGTTCTTATGCAGAAGCGGCAACACTTCGTGCATTACGTATACGTACCGGGGTTTGGATTCTACGGACTGGGACTTATCCATATTATTGGTGGTTACGCTCGCGCTGGCACATCTATTATTCGCCAGCTTGTAGATGCGGGTACCTTGTCTAATCTTCCGGGCGGGATTAAGTCTCGTGGACTTCGGATAAAAGGCGATGATACTCCTATTGAACCGGGAGAGTGGCGCGATGTAGATGTGCCGTCAGGCAGCATTCGTGACAACATCATGCCGCTTCCATACAAGGAGCCATCACAGACACTTCTCGCGCTTTTGAACCAAATAACGACTGAAGGTCGAAGGCTTGGCGCTATCAGTGATATGAACATCTCTGATATGTCCGCTAATGCCCCTGTAGGTACTACCCTTGCGCTTCTTGAACGTACCCTCAAGCCGATGGCTGCAGTACAGGCCCGCGTCCATTACGCTATGAAACAGGAGTTTAAGCTCCTTAAAGCTATTATGGCTGAGTACGCACCGGAGCAGTATAGTTATCAGCCCTACAGAGGCGAGATAAATGCACGTAGAGAAGATTATGATTCTGTAGATGTAATACCTGTCAGCGATCCAAATAGCTCTACGATGGCACAACGGGTTGTGCAGTATCAGGCTGTTTTACAGATGTCAGCGCAAGCTCCGCAAATCTATGACTTACCGCAGCTACACAGACAAATGATTGAGGTTCTTGGGGTCAAGAATGCGGACAAACTTGTTCCTACAGACGATGATGCAAAACCTGTTGATCCTGTAAGTGAGAACATGGCTGCGCTTGTAGGCAAACCTATGAAAGCGTTCCTGTATCAGGACCACGACGCTCATATCGCTACGCATATGGCGTTCATGCAAGATCCTATGGTTGCTCAGTCTATCGGCCAGAATCCGCAGGCACAGCAAATTATGGC